AAAGAGGGTAATTCAGTTTTAGGTGAAGTTGATCATCCAGATGATTTAAAAATCAATTTAGATCGTGTATCACACATGATCTCAAATATGTGGATGGATGGACCGAACGGTTACGGCAAATTAAAGATTTTACCAACTCCGATGGGTCAGTTAGTTCAGACCATGTTAGAGTCAGGGGTAAAACTCGGAGTATCTAGTAGAGGTAGCGGAAACGTTAACGATTTAGATGGCCGAGTCAGTGATTTTGAAATAATCACTGTAGACATTGTTGCTCAACCAAGTGCACCAAATGCTTACCCTAAAGCGATATATGAAGGCTTGATGAATATGAAGCACGGACATAAAGTTTTAGAAGTAGCACGAGAAGCACGAGGCAACAAAAACGTAGAACGGTATTTGAAAGACGAGATTAAACGTCTCATCAAAGACTTAAAAATATAATAGAGGGGAACAAGCATGATAGATGCTATTAAACCATTAATCGATTCTGGACTCATCAATGAAGATGTAGCAAGTGAACTAGAAAGCACTTGGGAAACTAAGTTGAATGAAGCCAAGGACCACGTTCGTGGAGAACTCAGAAATGAATTCGCTCAAAGATACGAACATGATAGAAATGTGATGGTAGAAGCCCTTGATAAGATGGTATCTGAATCTCTTTCTGAGGAAATTAAAGAATTCCACGAAGAGAAGAAGGCTATTAACGAAGACCGTGTAAAAGCGAAATTGAAACTTAAAGAAAGTGCAACAAAATTTAATGACTTTATGGTAACTAAGTTAGCAGAAGAAATTAAAGAATTACGCACAGACCGTAAGGTTCAGTTGGAAAACCAAGATAAACTTCAACAGTTTATCGTTCACGCATTGGCTAAAGAGATCAAAGAATTTGCTCAGGATAGACAAGCAGTGGTTGAACAACGTGTTAAGTTAGTTGCTGAAGGACGTACACAACTTGAAACACTTAAAGAGAAATTTATCTCTGAAAGTGCGAAGAGAATTAACTCCGCAGTAACATCGAATCTGAAAGGTGAATTATCACAACTAAAAGAAGATATTAAATCCGCTAGGGAAAATAACTTCGGCAGAAAGATTTTTGAATCATTTGCAGGTGAATTCAGCACAACTTATCTTAACGATAAGGCTGAAACTCGTAAACTAGTTCAATCATTAGAAGCTAAAGACAAAAAACTAGAAGAATCAGCAGTAAGTTTAGCGAAAGCAAAAGCAATTGTTGAATCAAAAGAACGTGAAGTGAACATTATTAAAGAATCTACTCAACGTGAAAAGACTTTAGACAACTTGTTGTCATCTTTGAACAAAGAGAAAGGTCAGGTAATGCGATCTTTATTAGAAAGTGTTCAGACGCCTAGGCTGAAGAACGCATTTGATAAGTATTTACCAGCAGTACTGAACGAAGGAAGTAAAGCGAAATCTGAAAAGGCTCCGTTAACTGAATCTGTTCAAGTAACAGAACAATCTGGTAATAAATCTGCCAAACAAGAACGAGAAGCTAAAGAAGACTACGATACTGATTCTAGTAACGTAATCGATCTCAAGCGTCTGGCAGGGCTTTAATTAAAACTCGACATTGATTAGGAGAAATAAACCATGTCAAAAGTACTCTTAGAAAGCCGTTGGGGCGAAACCAAAGAAGCTCTGTTAGAAGGCTTAAAAGGCACTCGCCGCTCAACAATGGGTGTTGTCCTTGAAAACACTCGCAAAGGACTCTTAAATGAGAATGCTACCGCAGGTAGTACCGGAGCAGGAAATATTGCTACACTTAACCGTGTAATCTTACCAGTAATCAGAAGGGTTATGCCTACTGTTATTGCTAACGAACTAGTCGGCGTTCAGCCAATGACTGGTCCTGTTGGACAGATTCACACATTGCGTGTACGCTACGCACAGAACTTGACTGATAATTCAGCCGCCGCTACTTCGGTAACTGCTGGTGAAGAAGCATTGTCACCGTTCAAAATCGCACAAGCATACTCACGTACTGCTAGTGGAACTGCTACTACTAATTCTTATACTGGTGCTAATACAGCAACTTTAGAAGGAAATGGCGGTAAGCAAATCAGTGTGCAAATCTTACGTCAGGCTGTTGAAGCTAAATCACGTAAGTTACAAGCACGTTGGACATTCGAAGCCGCTCAGGACGCACAGTCTCAGCACGGCATCGATGTTGAAGCAGAAATTATGGCTGCTTTGGCACAAGAAATCACTGCTGAAATCGATCAGGAGATTTTACTATCTCTTAGAACGTTAGCGGCAACTGAGTTCACATATAACCAGGCTGCGGTATCCGGTACTGCTACTTACGTTGGTGACGAACATGCGGCATTATCTGTATTAATCAACAGAGTTGCAAACTTGATCGCACAAAGAACACGTAGAGGCGCAGGTAACTGGGCAGTTGTGAGTTCAGCGGCCTTAACTGTATTACAATCTGCAACTACATCAGCATTTGCACGTACAACTGAAGGAACTTTCGAAGCTCCTACTAACACTAAGTTTGTTGGTACGTTGAACGGCGCTATGCGTGTTTTCGTTGACTCTTATGCACCTGATACTCAAGCAGTATTAGTTGGATACAAAGGTTCATCTGAAACTGATGCGGCTGCCTTCTATTGCCCATATATTCCATTAATGAGCAGTGGAGTTGTACTAGATCCAGCTACGTTTGAGCCAGTCGTGTCATTTATGACTCGTTACGGTTACATCGAACTAACTAACACTGCATCATCTTTCGGTAATGCGGCTGATTATTTAGGCGAGATCGCAGTTCAAAACTTAACTTTCCAGTAAGCCGATTATTATATAATCAACTTATTAACTAAGTTTAAAAGCCTCTTTTATTAGAGGCTTTTTTTTGGGTAGAAAAAGACTTGACAAATTATTTTTGAGGTAGTATAATATATTAAATACGAGTATAGTTATGGAGCATATTTATGAGTAAAAGAATATTTAGAATCGAAGCCGGCAGATATGGCGGAGAAACAGTAATCGGAAAAGTCGATAAAGAATTTGTTGATTATTTCCTTGAAGTCGATGAAGAATCAGACCTCATTGAACATGTCACTAGTTATGATTGGGACGATGGGCAACCAGATGAAAATGCACCTATTCCTAAAGAAGATTACTATATGTGGGAGTGTGATGATATAGAACACATCAATTCAGCATATGCGGACAGTGGATTCTTTGTAACAGAAGTAACTGGTTTAGACTCTAAACATGACTATTCAGAAACTGAAACTCCTTTAGAAGCAGTTATGCCTCTTTATGGCAGAGAAGCATATTCAATGGGTACATTACCTGATGATGAAGATATCAAAGATGATGATAACTATGTTCCTACTTTAGCATTTCATAGCGGAGAGAAAGGCGGATTCGGTTGCTGGTTTGTAGAAACAGATGGCGAACCATTTGACAAATATAAATTCACATATGGTATTGTTGAAACTGATATGGGTGAGTTTATTGATTCTGTATGGTATGACAAAAAAGAATTAGAATGTGATTATGACTACAACGATACTACAGGCAAAGGCTATTATGCTGGTGTAGGTTATATGAACACTAAATGGCATGATATTGGCGACAAGTATATAGAAGGCGCAGAAAGTCTCAATGTTTATTGGGAAGAGTTTGATGATGAAGTAGAAGAAGCAAAGAAAGAAGCATCAACGACAGTTCCTTTAGATATTTCAGTAAATGAAATTGTAGGAGAAGTTGGTACTATTGACAATCCAGGAGATGAAGTTGATCCTGATGTTGTTCCTCTTGAACAACCACCAGTTGTAAGTGAAGCGGAATCAGAGTCATACAAAGATTTTCAACAATCAATGGTTGATCTCAACGCAGATGGCAACACGGACTTGGGAGAAGACGGCGAGAACATAAAAATTGTCGAATAGAGTCAGAGTCAAACCTGAAGAATGTAATTTAGATACCGATAATTTAGTTATTATATGGTATCATAATTACTCTGGTGGAAAATTTATGGCTAATTGCTTAGGCTTAAATGATAATGCACTATTTCAGGACAAACAATTAGCAGAAGCACAAATTGCAGGCGAGTTTTCAGTCGAAGATAAATTAGACTACTTGCTAGGCCAGATACAATTAAATCGAAAAGGCATTGTTTGGAATGATCTAAATCTCACTGATAAATCATTCTTTGGTTTTGAAAAGAGAGACTACATTGACCCATGGAGAGGAATCTCGTTTCATTCTTATGTAAAAGATGTAACAGAAAGCGACTATAAGTTCTTTATAGCATCTCATTTTATGCCAGAAGTATTAGAAATCGTAAAGATTTGGAAGAATGCTAAAATTATATTGTTTACTGACGTAGAAGAGTTTGTTACAAAAAGAACACAAGACGATCCATTTCTTAGAACTTATCTAAAAGCATTAGATAGTCATCCTGCTGAACTAGAAGAAATGTCAAAACTAGACAATATCATTTATAAATTTGATGTGCGTAAATATGAATCCGAAACAGAAACATTAGATGCAGTCAAAGAACTCTATGATATACTAGACTTGCCAGGATACAATAGAGAATATCTAGCCAAGTATTGGAATCATTGGGCTAATAAGATAGACGAAATCGCTAACTAATTCTCATATCTGAATCTACTGGGAGATCAATAATAGATTTCTTAAAATTTCGTACCTTTTTATTATGAAGTCTGGAACAGTTAGCACACAAAGTAATTAAATTACTTTTCTTTTTATTACTAGTCTTCCCGTCCTTGTACACTAAATCTAGTTGTACTTTATCTTGCGGAACAAACTCACACTCTTCACATTGCATTTTTTTATGTTGTATGTGTTTGAATCTTTTATTGTACATAGCCTTAGCACAATCTACACAGTATTTGTGCCACTTTTGGAAGCCATGTTTGCTCTTTCCATTGGGCTTTGACAATGTAAATTTACAGTGAGAACATAGAGGCCTACTGGGTTGTGTCGTAATCATACATGTATTTATAAAAAAGTGCTCCTTAGTGCTTTTATTGGGTATAAAAGAAAACCTATAATCATAAATACTAAGACATAATGGAAGATTATATTAATGGCCTCAGAAAATTTTAATTCCCTAGGTGGATTCTCAGCTAACTGGCCTCCAGTTCAAGTTGTTGACGCATCTGGTAACGTTACTACAAACGTAGTCGTACCTACAGGAAACGTAACATCTAATACCGTCTTCGCAAATGCTTATTACTACGGCAACGGACAACCATTCTCTAGTGAACCTGCAGGTTCAAATACTCAAGTTCAATATAATAACAATGGAGAACTAGGAGCAAGTGCATCTTTAACATTCAATGCATCAACTGGAGTCACAACAGCAGTCAGTTTAGTAGCAGGCGCATCTGATCTAGGTGATGTTACTAATGTCACAATATCCGGCGGTGACAATGGATATGTCTTACAAACAGACGGTGCGGGTGCTTTATCATGGACTGCACAGACAGGCGGTGGCGGTGGTAATGGCGTCCCTGGTGGAGCAAACACTCAAGTTCAGTTTAATAACGCAGGTGTTTTTGCTGGAGATGCAGGCTTTGTATATGATTTAGATACTGATCTTTTAACAGCAACATCGATTGCTGGTGAAGGTGGAAACATATCAAACGTTCAAGTTGCAAATGTTACTGGATTAGGAAACATTGCAACAATTAATTTAACTGGTTCAACAACATCTGTTCTTTATGGCAACGGTGTGTTCTCTGCATTACCTGCAATTGACTCTAACTTTGCTAATTATGCTGGTAACGTTGTAGAATCAGCACAGCCTAACATTACATCTGTTGGCACATTAACATCATTAATTGTTGGCACAACAATTAATGCGACAGATATAAGTGCATCAGCAAGTTTAGGAGCAGATACATTACTGATTAGTGAAACTTCTCAGTTCAACGGCAATGTAACGTTTGCATCAGGTGCAAACATATCAGCCGCAGGAAACGTTCAACTTTATAACTCTCCAAATGTTAATCTAGCAATTGCTAACTTACATATCGATGGTGGATTGAACGGTCAAGTATTATCAACAGATGGAGCAGGTGCTTTATCTTGGACTGCTGGAGGCGGTGGCGGAAACGGCACGCCTGGTGGCTCAAATACACAAATACAGTTTAACAATGAAGGAACGTTTGGCGCCTCGCCTTACATGACATTCAATACTGCTACTAACAAAGTTGTATTTGCAACTGAAGTAGAAGCAAACGTAATTACGATCGGATCTGGGTCATTTACATTCAGAACGAGTGAGATTTACTTTGCAACTACGACAACAACAACAGAAACAGAACTTTATATAGTTGATGCGACAGAAGTGTCTGCGATTGACTATACAATAATAGCCACAGATGCTACTACTGGAAGAAGACAAACGTCTAAAATCAGTGCGGTATACTATGGCACTGAAGTAAATTATAATGAAACAAGTGCATTGTTCGTAGGTGGGGTAGTTGGAGAGTTTAGTGCGGCATATACCCCAGGAACAGCATTTAGAGACCCTAAAGTCGTACTAAATGTTACCCCTGCAACGACCAATTCAACCAATTATAAAATAATGATAGAAAGGTACGCCTCATAGGGCAATTACAAATAACTATGATAAATAAGCATACAAAGTATTACAAAATACAAATTAACGGAGACTCACAAAATGGCAATTAAACCATTCAATTCAGTAGCAGGATTCTCAGTCGGAGAAACTCCCGCTAATATTATCCTTGCAAATGGCAGAATCACTACAAATGGTGCTGATTTTACTGCAAATATAACCGCATTGGGAGTCTTAACAGATAACCTATACTATGCAAACGGCACACCTTGGGACTTATCTGACCCAGGCGGATCAAACACAGCAATTCAGTTTAATGATGATGAGTCATTTGGTGGATCAACTGCGTTTACATTCGACAAAGATACTGCTAACTTAGACTTAACAGGTAATATCACTGTTTCAACTGGTATTATTACTGGTGACGGTGCAGGCATATCAAATATTGCGGCAGGTAATATTGTTGGACTTGATCTTTCATCAATTTCAAACGGTACATCTAATGTAGACATCGCCGCTTCAGATGGCAATGTCACAGTAGGAGTTGCAGGTAATGCGGCTATCTTAACAGTTTCTGGAACAGGATCAAACGTAGCAGGTACATTAAATGTATCTGGAATAGTTACAGTCCCAAGTACAACAGGTGCTATTGATATAGCATTGGGAACACCGACTCAAGGTTCTTTAACATCTAATGCATTGACTTTAACAACAGCATCTTCAGTCTCCAATTCGATTGCACAGTTAAACACTGTATTAGGAAAGTTAGTTCCAAGTAGTCCTCCCTCTTTCCCAAATGGTACTTTGTCAGTTCAAAGTTTATCAACATATCGTATGACAAACTTTACACAGACTGATAACACAGGTACTGGTGGTAAATCAGTAGCAGGTGGAACATCTGTTAGTAAAGTAAGAAGATCAAGCACTTACACAACAAATGCAATTTCAAACTCTGGTCCAGGTGACTCAGGTACGATCACATTAGAGTTAAATGGTGTAGCGGCAGGTTCACGTGCATTAACATCATCTTTAGATGGTAACGGTACATACAGTAACTTGATTATCACAAACAACGTTGACTACAACGAAGTTGATTCAAACGTAGCGGCAGGCTTCTGGTCAGTCTTTACAGCAGACTCAGCAGGTTCTTCTATTCCAGCAGGTTGGAACGAAGTACAGATCACAGACTCTGCGGCAAGTGATTCAAACACTCCAGACTGGTACTATGATTCATCGAATCCTGGAACACCTCAGTTTACGTCTGTAACATTTACAGCAGACTCAACACCAACATTAGAATATAGTTCAACAGTTCCTCATTATACAAGTGCTACGGCATGGGACATTGACTATAGCGTTAACAGACTATCTGGCGATATGTATCCAACAAGTGATAACTTCGCAACAGGATCAAGCGGTGGAGCATTTGCTTCCCCAGTTACTGTAAGTTATGCAGGTGCAGGAGTAACAACTCCATTAGCACAAAACTTACACGTAGCATCTGGTAGTCAAGCAGTTAGCACAACAGCATCAGTCATATCAGGATTCGGATCAAGTGCATCTGGACCATCAGTTAGTGTTACTAATAGTTATGCATCAGGATCTAGTTCACTAAGTCCTGCAGGAACAGTTCTTTATAAAACAGGTACTTCATCTTCTTCAAGCAGAATCGAAGAAGCAAATGTTTATATTGGATCAACAATCGGTTCTGGTTCTGGTTTAGCACAACGTATTGCAAACCCAGGTTCAACAGATACACCGACTTTCTCTGCAAGTGCAACAGTATTCAACAGTCAGACAGGACCTTTAGAGACATATGATGCTACAGTAGTAGCAGACTCTTTAAGCCACGATGACACAGACTATTCAACTGGGTATTTCCCAGCTGGACCAGACTTAAGTGGTCAAGCATCTGATCAGTACTTTACATTTAAATTTGTAAGAACATCAGTATCTAAATTTGACGTTAAATTTTCAGGAACAATCGCAGGTCTTTGGGTATGTGTGCCAGGGTCAGACATCGATGATACATCAAGTATCAATGGATGGGTTGACATGTCAACATCATATGCAGGATCGGGTATTCCAGGAGCAAACATCGGAGCAGGCGGTAACGGAAGTGACGGTTGTGCATTAGGTGGTACAGTAACTACAGGTAGTTCAGTATCAAATGAGTCAACAACAGCAACATTCGGAACAGTTAGTTCATCTTCAACAGCAACCAACGAAATATATGTTCGTATTAAATTGACATCGGGTCAATCTGTATCAGCATTATCATTAGAATCAGCGAGTAATTAATTATGAGTATACCAATTTCACAAAAAGTAGACTTACTTTATAAACAGGCTTTCGGTGTCACAAAAACTGACACAGAAGGTAATAAAAGTCCTAGTAACGAAGCCATAGCGAGTCCACTACTTAATCGTGGTGATACTCTATGGACTCAATCAGATCAAATACCTGGAACTGCGGCAGGCGTTGCTAGTATCGTTCAAGCATACACAGGTAGTTCAGCGGCTGAGTGTACAGCAGATAACACAACTGTCCCAGTTGGGGGTGTTTACCCTACATGGAAGACTAGTTTAACTTACTGGATCCCAGCAGAATTTGGTTCTACATATTCTGTTAAAGTCTATGTAGATGATGCAGGAGTCGCAGATCCAACTTCAACAGGTACTCAAATCTTTGGTGCTGGTTCAGGTGGAACTGGAGAGTTCTTCTATAACTATCAATCAGGTGTTCTTAACTTTATCGGAGAAACAATTCCGACTGCTTTAACAAGTAGCAAAGTTCTTTACATCGTAGGTTATAGATACATCGGTAAAACTGGCGTTAATAACTTACCTGATTCACAGATTGGTAACTTAGATATTACAGATCAGACTATCACAGGTCAGGATACTGATGCTAATATCATCTTTACTCCAAACGGAACAGGACAAGTTGTTACTTCAGGTAACATCACAGCATCATATTTTTATGGTAATGGTTCTCAGTTAACAGGTATCGATGCTTCAGGCATACAAAACGGAACATCTAATGTTCGTATACCAGACGTTGATGGCAACATTGAATTAAACGTTGGTGGCTCATTAATAGCAAATATTGATTCTACTGGAATCGTTGCTACTGGTGTAGGTACATTCACAGGTAATGTATCTGGTTCTAACTTAACATCAGCAGGTGTTGTAGAAGTAACTGGTAATGTAATCGGTGGTAACTTAACAACAGTAGGACTTGTTTCTGCAACTGGTAACGTAGCAGGTGGAAACATCACTACTGCAGGCGTAGTTGAAGCAACTGGTAATGTAATCGGTGGAAATATTACGACAGTAGGTGTCGTAGCCGCAACTGGTAACGTATCAGGTGGAAACATCACTACAGCAGGCGAAGTTGAAGCAACTGGTAACATCACTGGTGGAAACGTAGATGGTGGAAACTTAGTTTCAGCAAACTTCTTTACAGGTACATTAATAGATGGTACCTCAAACATCACTATCACAAACAATGGCAATATCGATTTAGTTTCTGCAGGAAACTCAACTGCTGTCATTAGTGGAACAGGATTAGACATTACAGGTACTGTTGACGCAAACGGCGCAGGAACATTTGGATCAATAATTACTCCATCTGTTACAGGTACTACAGGTAACTTAACATTAACAGCGGGTTCATCAGATGACTATGTTGAAATCAGACCTACAGGAACTGGACAAGTTCACGTTGGTGGTTTCAAAATTGAATCATTGGGAACTCCAACTGCATCAACAGATGCGGCAACAAAACAATACGTAGATGACTTAGCACAAGGTCTTGCAATTCAAGCACCAGCAATCGTAGCATCAACAGGAACACTAGCAACAATGTCTGGTGGTACTGTAACATATGACAACGGTACAGCAGGTGTCGGAGCAACACTTACAATTTCTGGTTCAACATTAACAGCAATAGACGGTATTACATTATCAACTGATGATCGTATTGTCATTAAAGACGAAGCAACATCAGCACATAATGGTATCTACACTTATACAAGCACAACTGTTCTAACAAGAGCAACAGACTTTGACACTCCAACTGAAATGGCTGGTGGTGACTTTGTATTCATACAACAAGGTACATTATATAATGACACTGGTTGGGTAATGACTGATCCAGTAACAACAGTTGGTACTTCAGACGTAACTTTCGTTCAGTTCTCAGGTGCAGGATCATTCACAGCAGGTGCAGGTCTTACATTAACTGGTACTGAATTCTCTGTTAACATTGATGGTGTAACAACAGACATTCAAGGTGGAAACGTAGTTGTTAAAACTTCTGCTCAGTTCACTACTCCAGACATTGGAGCGGCAACAGGTACAAGTCTATCAGCAACTGGTAACGTAGCAGGTGGTAACTTAACAACAGCAGGTGTTGTAAGTGCAACTGGTAACATCACTGGTGGAAACGTAGCAGGTACAACTGGTACATTTACAGACGTAGCAGGTTCATTAACAACAGCGGCACAACCAAACGTAACATCAGTAGGAACATTAGTAGACTTAACTGTAACTGGTAACGTAGACGGCGGAAACATTAACACAGGCGGTCTAGTAGATGCTACAGGTAATGTAAACGGTGGAAACTTAACATCAGGTGGTGTTGTAGAAGTAACTGGTAACGTCATTGGTGGAAACATCACTACAACAGGCGTAGTAGCGGCAACAGGTAATGTATCTGGTGGCAATATTACAACTGGTGCTAAAGTAGTAGCAGTAGGCAACATTGATTCAACATCAGGCATCTTTAATGGTGACGGTTTCGGTCTATCAAATATCCCGGCTGCAAATATCACAGGCTTAAGTCTGTCAGGTATTGCAAACGGCACATCTAACGTAGACATTGCGGCGGCAGACGGTAACATCTCAATGGGTGTTAACGGAGTTGCTGACATAGTAATCGTAGCAGATGACGGAATTGAAGTTACAGGTACAACTAAATCAAGTGGTACAATAACTGCACCCGCATTTACTGCTAACACAGGTTTATTCACTGGCGACGGTGGCGGTCTATCTAATGTAGCAGGAGCAAACGTAACTGGTGAAGTTACATTCGCGGCGACTGCTAACGCAGTAGCAGGTGCTAATGTATCAGGTCAAGTAGCAAACGCACTTGTCTCAGG